AATGCTTCTTGTGCTTCCTTTTCTGGAGTTTCTTCGTCCAACAAAAGATCGGCACTTTGTTCTGCTAATTCTTCCCCTAAATCTGCTCCCCAGCCAGAACCAAAATATGCTAATGCCCCTCCTATTAATATTCCGGCTATAGTTCCCACTACAGGGAAAGTCGCCGTCCCAATAGCAGCACCAGCAAGAGCACCAGCACCAAGTCCTGCAAGTCCACCGGCTGCGGACCCTACTCCTTTTCCTACTGCTCCTGACTTTTCTACATTTGCTTCTCGTTCAGTTATTTGACCTGCTTGTAATTGTTCTTCTGCTGCACCCCAATCTTCATAACCCTCATATGCGGACAATCCCACAGTAAGTGCTGTCCCAATGTATGGCACTGGTTTCAAAAATTTTGCTGCATTTGTTAATCCTCTTGCAGCCCCTACCCCTTTTGCTGCAGCCCCTGCTCCTTTTGTTGCACTTGATGCAGCCCCTGCTCCTTTTGTTGCACTTGATGCAGCCCCTGCTCCTTTTGCAGCCCCTGCCCCTTTTGCTGCATTTCCTCCTTTTGTGAGTTGATTAAAAATTGCATAATCTAATAAACCACCACCAATCGCAGCAGCGGCGGCTAATAATCCACCACCACCGCCAGCACCTGCCATACCCACACCTTCATTATCTTCTTGAATTGCATCGCGTATTTCTTCTAATAGTCTTATTTTTCTTTCTTCTCGTTGAGATTGTTCATCTTGACTTTCTTCTAGTAGGGCTTCGTTTCCTCCTCCACCACCAGAAGAATCAGGAGCAACATTAGCACCGCCGCCTCCACCCCTAAAAGGAGCAGATGCCAATCCTGTTAACATTTTACCAAAACCACCAGATCTTTCTTGTGGTGATGCTTCTCCCTCTCCCTCTCCACCTCCGCCAGAAGTTAAATAATCAAAGGCAGCATATTTACCCAAACCACTAAAGAAACCACCTGTACGACCTCCTGCTGCTTTAGCACTTCTTGGTGCTCTAGCACGTCTTTTAAAGACCTTTCCTGCCGCTGATATTAATCTTCCTAATGCCATTTACTTTCTCTTTTTTCTTTTGTCGTGATAGTATTTGTTTACTAAATTTAAGTAAATTCCTCTTTCCCAAGGTATTAAATTATCCAGATCACTCAAAGAATGATTAAAATATTTTAATAATATAAAATTATTTTTATAATAATTCTGTAAAGACTCCCTTGAAATAATTAGATTAAAAAATCAAGAATGTTTTCCACTACTACTTTTATATTTTTCTGTGTGTATGGTGACATATGTTCTTTTTCATAAATTACTTTTGGCATATTATCAAAAAATTCAGAAATTTTAGAAATATCAGAAGTAGGAACAGATTCAATAAAATCTACGAGTTCTTGTTCGCTGCAATTTTTGGCTTCATAAACATTTTCTTTATCAAAGATTTGTTCTATGGACGAAACAATTATGTTTATTAAATTATCACCTGTTAGTTTTGTTTTTTTGGTTTGAAAATAAAACTTTAAATGAGTTCTGATATTAGGATATTTTAAGATTACACCTATTTCATTGTTTATTTGAATTTTATTTTCTATTTTTTTCTTTTTAATTACTTTTACTTCATCAAGATTCATTTCAGAATCAAAAGATTTTTTAACTTCATTATCTTTTACTTTAATTTGAACAATTTCTCCTAAAGATTTTGATCTTATTTTTATGAATAGATCTATAAAGTCAAAGTAAGGAAGTTCAGATACATCTATATCTGTTATCATACAATTTTGAACAACACCAATTAAATTTTCAATTATATTTTCAGATTCATCAGTTTGTATTGCTGTTAGTAAAATTTTTTCTTCTTTTACTAAAAATGGTCTATATGTGACTTCTTTATTGTTTAAAATTAATTTTGTTTTATATACAGGCACTTCAATTTTTGGCAGTTTCATTATTAATCCTTTATATTACTAATCTTGAAGAATCAAAGTAAGCAAATGTGATACTTAACCTTGCATAATTATTTTCATCGCCCCAATTTAACTGTATATTATCTATACCTATAGGAAAAGCATTAAATAATTGCAAACCGTATGTGACTGTTCCATTTAATCCTAGTTGAAAAATTTGAATAGAACCAACTATATCTTTATAATAATTTTTAGAGTATCCGAAAATTTGATCCATATTAGTAGGAACAAAGATGATATTTTCCATCCAATATTCAATTGCATCTCTCGCTGAATGTTTTTCATCAAGTACGAAATTTATGACTGCTTGACCTGATGGATTTCTCTCAGAAGGAACAGAAAAACTAGGAGATTGATCATACTTAAAATCGGTTGTACTTATTCCAAGAGCCGGAAATTCAGCACTCTCAATTGGAATTGAACTGAAAGCATTAATACCAAGATTTGCAGGCGGCGCGACATTGACAACAAATCTATTAGTTCTTGCTATTCCGTTTTTTGCAATAAATGATGGGAAGATTGAATTATAGTTTGTTGGGGGGTTTGACATTTTTATTTTATACCCAGATGGTGTTCGGTTAAAATTTTAAACTTGATATTATTTTCTTTTGCAAAATTGTTTGCATACTTCCATTTTTGCTTGTTTACTTCCCATTTTGTTATTTCTTTTAGTTCTTTTTTGGACAAATTTGTTTTATTATTTATATTGGGATTGGTGCATTCTTTGTATGGTTTTATTTCTATTAAATATTCTTCTATGTTATTTTTTGTTTTTATTTTTATCCAAAAATCTACATAATATCTATGTATTTTACCATCTATTGGTGAAATATAGGGTATTGCAATTTCTTCCGAAGACCATTCTAAAACATTTCTATTTCCATCACAAAAAACCATAAATTTTCTTTCCCAAAGAGATCTATATATAATTTTTGTATGATCTCCTTGGTATTTATGAATATTTTTTGGTGTAAATTTTCCTTTATATGCCATACATATATATAGTTAAAAAAGGAAAATAAATGTCCCAATTTCCAACATCTCGTTTGCCAGCAACACCGCTTGAATCTTTAGTAGCAGCAGCAAAAAACAGAAGCACAGGAACAACAAGTATATCGGTAAATGTTCCTTCTCTAATACAGGAAAGCGAAACAAGGCAAGATGCCTTAGTTTATAGTGTGATAAAAGTAATATCACAGGGAACAGATGCGAAATCAGGAAACCAATTACCAACAAGTAATCAGACATATGCTTTACCTGCTCCTTTGGATATAATCGATTTACATTCTGCAAATTGGGAAGGTGTACCTCTTGCAGGACAGGCCGCATATATAAATCAAGATAAAAATCTTCTCACGACTTTAGGCGATCAAGCCGCAGCGACTATTGGAGTTATTTTGGAAAGCCAAGAAGCTCTTGCAAGAAGCATAGGTCTGGCTGATGCTGCTAATTATATATCAATTGCAAATAGACAATCTCTAAATCCAAATGTCGAATTGGCATATAGAGGACCATCTTTAAGGCAAATACAATTTCAGTATAGATTAGTTCCTCTTGATCAAAAACAAGCAGATGGAATAAAAGAATTTGTTGACACAATGAGAGAATTAATGTATCCCAAAAGCACACCTTTTGTACTTGGTTATCCTGCTTTATTTCAAATTTCAATAAAGACTAGCACTGCTCCATCTCCTATTGGATCTCAAGGAAAGTGGTCTAATAAAGTATTGTTTTCTATGGGCAAAAATAAAACAGCAGCACAAACCGCGAGAGGAGACACGGAAAATACAGCAGGATGTGCTTTAACTGATTTACAAGTTTCTTATGGAGATCAAGGCACATATTCTGGACATGCCGATGGATCTCCTGGTTTTGTTAATTTAAATCTTACATTCCAAGAAACAGCACTTTCCACTAGGGATAGTATCGAACAAGAGTACAGTTAATAATGTTACAAAAATTAACAATATACAACGATAAATTAGTAACAGATATTATCAAAAAAATATATTTTTCTGATAATTTTGTTAAAAGCAATTTAGTAGATAATTATTTTATAAAAGATGATGATACACTTGAATCATTATCTATTGCATTATACAACAATATTCAATATTCATATTTTAATTTTATTTTAAATAATTATCAAAATAAATTTAAAGATTATCCAATAGAACAATCTGTTTTAAACGAATATATTGAAGAAAAATATTCAAATACTTCTATTGTTTTAAAAACTGATATTAATTTATCAAATATTAAATTTGTAGGAAATACTACTTCAAAATATAAAGTTTTATCATATGATAAAAGTTTTTGGAAACTAACAATAGAAAGAACTACAACATTACCTTCAACTTTACAATTATACGATGAAAATGAAATTTTATTAGGATCTACTTCAATCTATAATCCTTCTTATGATGACTCTTTTGGTCTTCATCATTTTGAAAAAAGCGGAGAAATACAAGACCCATACTCTACTCCTTTTGTTAGTCAAAATTCCTATATTGAAGGTTATGCAAATGGGAACTTAGAAGAATATGTAATTACAAATTACAATTATGAACTACAAAAAAATGACGAAAAAAGAAATGCCCTTTTAGTCCGACCTGAGTTTATTTCTTTAATAGAAAAACAATATAATAAATTAGTAAAAGGTATTAATAAAAATATCAACATACTTGATATTCCTTCAAGTACAACTAGTTCTATGGTGGAATAATGGCTGTAGGAAATCAATTTTTATTAGGTAATTTATCAGATGTTATCATTAGAGCAGAAGGCTCCGATGTAAATGTTCGCGATTATGTTGCTAAAATAACAGTAAAAGAAAGTATATTTGTTCCTTATGTAAGAGGATCTATCATAATAAGAGATACTGCTTCGACTGATTTTTTGAGAAGAATAAACACTAAGGGAGGACCAGAAAGTTCTGTTGAATTTTCATTTAATGGGCTTGAAGGTAACAATAAAACACAACAACAAGAAATATCAATAACACACGATAATTATAAAATATATGAAATTGTTCCTTATGCAACTTCAAATAGAGAAAAATATACAAAAATAAGTTTTGTTCATAAATTATTTTTTATAAATGAAAGCAAATTTATTTCAAAAGGATACGTTGATAAAAAAGTATCAGATATTGTTGAAGATTTAGGATCAAAACTTGATCTTGAATGGGGAGAAATAGAAGAAACGCAAAATTCTATAACAACAGGTTTAAGTTATAATAATATTTTTAGTCATATTGCAACATTGTTAAAATATTCTATTAGAAAATCTAATATTAATGATATTAATTATTTGTTTTGGCAAGATTTAAGTAATAAACATAATTTTGTTAGTTTGGGTAAATTATACGAACAAACATCAGGATTTGGTACAGATGTAAATTCTGGATTTATTTACGGAATTAATAATAATTTAAATTTTCAAGAAGCAAGAAGATTAGTATTAAGACATAGACCTATAGGAAAAAGTTCACTTGAAACTTCTTTAACTGGAGCATATTCATCAGCAATGCTTTTTACTGATCCTTTTTTTGAAAACAACCAAAAATATATTCATTTTAAATCTAAAGATAAATGGAATAAAAGTACACATTTGTCCCAAGTACCAAAAAATGAAAGTAATTCTGAGTTTTGGGATTATGTCGATGAGACAATATTGACTAGAAGATATTCTACAAATACAAATTGTTATTGTTGTCAGGAAAAAGAAGGGGGCCAAAGAAATCCTATATACACAGCACCAAGAAGATTGAGCCAAATAAGTAGTTTTTTTGAATTTGGAGTTAAGATTACAGTAACAGGAAATTCAAATACAAATGAAATAGGTGCAGGGAAAATATTTTATATGGGAAGACCTTTAATGACAGATCCTGCAGACAAAAAACAAGAAGATATATTTTTCGGTGGTAAATTTTTAACTTCTACTGTTCAGCATACTATAATCAATCCAACTAAAAAAACATTTAAATATCTAACAACTTTAAATGGATTTAAAGATTCATTAGGAGAAGAATAATGCATTTTTGGTATGGTATTATTGAAGATAGAAATGATCCCTATGAGTTAGGTAGACATAGGGTTCGTGTAATAGGAAAGCATACTGCGAATAAAGAAGAATTACCCACTGAGACTTTACCTTGGGCGATGTGTTTAACTTCAACAAATTCAAATTCAAATTCAGGTGTGAATGGATCTATTCCATCATTACCACCCGGAACAAGAGTAGTTGTTTATTATGAAGACGAAGGCGAAGACCAAATACCATTAATAATAGGAGTGGTCCCAAGTATACACAATGAACAATCAGAAGAAACCCAAGATGCCTTTTCGGATGAAGAAACACAAAACGGATTCGCTCCCGAATTAGAAGAACTAGAAACTACACCACAAGAAGTGGAAAATGTAGTTGTTATTCCAGGGGAATCTGCCTTAGTTGTAAATAAACTAAAAGAAAAATTTGCAAGGAAAAAGTATATTAATAGAAGTTCTTGTTCGATTATCGCAACAAATCCTTCAGATGCTGAAAACGATAAAATCAATAGAAAAAGAAATACACCAGATAATGGTGGAAATTTATCAAAAGGTGTACGAATGGCTTTTTTTGATTATGAACCATATGAAGTTGCACCTCAAAGAAAGACAAATTCTCCTAAAGGTGAATTTCATGACTATGGTGAAAAATTAAAATCATTTCTTAGCACATCTACGTTTAATAAGTTTCCCCCTGCTCTAAAAGAAAAGAAAGATTCTAATAATGATTGTATCTACACACCAGAGTTTAAAGACTATGGTCAAGAACAATTTATAAATAGTTTAATTAACAATTTTGATAATTGGTTTGATAATTTACTAACATCAAAAGAAGAACTATGGGAACAGAATCCGGGTTTGAGGACTTACAGGGATATCTAAAATGTCTAACAAATGTGATCCTAAATTAAATATCCAGATCCCTGAAGCTTTACTTTTAGGGTTAAATGTGCTTTCAGAAATAGCACAAAATAGACCATTAACAACACAAGATGTTTTAAATGTGTTTAGCGAAGAAGAATTACAACAATTAGCACAACAACCACAATCAAGATCAAGAAGCCAACAACAAGATCAAGATCAAGTAACTTTTTCTGCTCCTGGAGGGGGACAATCTAGAAGTACAGGAGCAGGTTCACAGTTGCCTTCATCGGGAGGAGAAGCATCGGGAGGGCAGCCAAAAAGAAAAGCGTGCAGACCTAGCACAAAGGATAAAATTGGAGCATGGAATACTCCTGTTACTACATATGGTAGTATTTTGGGGATTCCCATAGAGCCAAGAGATCCCAATTGTCCATGTGGAGAATCAGAATGAAACCTCAAAAATCTACAATTTATCCCCACAATCATGTATACCAATCAGAAAGTGGTCATTTTATAGAAATAGATGATAATGCCGGAACAGAAAGAGTATCTGTTAATCATAGATCTGGTAGCTTTTTTGAATTTCACCCCAATGGCGATTTTGTTACAACTATTAATAATAATAATTTTCAAACAGTAAACGGACAAAACCATGTTGTTGTTTATGGATTTTCTACTATATCTGTTGGTAAAAATTTAAAATTATTAGTCAATTCAAGCAAAAACGAAACAACAGAAGAAGAATCTTACGATCTTGACATTGAAGTAGACGAAGGTGCAAATGTAAACATTTCAATTAAAAAAGGAAATTGTAACATATGCATTGACGAAGGGGATGTAAATTTAAAGATGGAAAAGGGCGATATGAAAATCACCCAAGAAGACGGTGACTTCATTCATAGAGTAAACGGAAATTATCGCCTTGATGTTGAGGGACAAATGGATGTAGTTGTTGGGGGGAATCTTATACAAAAAATAAGTGGAAGCAGATCTACTTTTATAGAAGGCGTTCTTGATTATTGTAAAATGGACAATGACAATGCTCATTTTGAGATTGAGGGCAACAAAGAATCTCGAAGAATGAAGTCTGATATTTATCTAAAAAGTGATAATTTTGTATCAAGAGCAGAAAAAAATGTAATTTTAGAAACTGTTTCTGATACAGGAGGATCAGGAAACATAGTCCTAAATTCTTCTGGTAATATTGATATTGCTTCTGGTTGGGATTCTTCTAGAAATTCAGAATCTATGGCATTTTCTCCTAATATAAATATTTACACACACAAATCAGGAAATATAAAATTATTTTCAGATAATAGTGTCGAATTGTATTCTAAAGGTACTACCAAATTCCAAATTGATTCGATTTTTAGTGTAAAAACTTCTTTATTATTGAAAAATTGGACAGAAGGACCAAATCCACAAAGTGTGCAAGTTCCAAATTATGCTTCTATATTTTCTCCAAAATATGCACAAATAAATTATAATGATATTATGAATAATGGGTTTAAATCAATAACTATATAATCTATAACTTCATATTACTATTATAGATAGGATTAATTTTGGAAACATTAATATCACAATTACAAGAACATATTAATTATGTGATATTGAGTTTTTTTATAGTTTTATTGGCGCTTCTTAAAGATGTTTTAATAAAAATTTGTAAAAAAATCAAATTAAATAAAGAATTGGATATAGAGAAAATAACACAAAAAGATACTTTTATAAATGAAATTTTATCTGAAATTCGAATAAAAAGCGATGCGGCTAGATGTTATATCTTAAAATTCCATAATGGAGATTATTACTCAAATGGAACTCCAATCGTAAAGTTCTCAATGACACATGAATCCTGTTCTTTGGGTATATCACATTATGTAGACCACACTCAAAATTATCTGCTATCAAGTTATAGTGGAATAAATGATTTATTAAAATCAAATAAAGATATAATCATAACATCAAAAATGAAAGAATGCAATTTTAAAGGATATTTACAAGAAAAAAATACATTAGCATTATTTTCTTTCCCTATAAGATCGCATAAAAATAGCGGAAACGTCATTGCTATTTTTTGTATAGAATGGTGTTCTCCCAGTAAAATAAACAATATAAATAAAAATAGCATTATAGAAATAAAAGAAAAATACGCGGGAATATTGCAAAATTTAGTAAATAAACACCAATGAAAAAAGTTTTAAAAATAACAGACTTATCTTATAGTTTTTTACCTCACCCTATAACAGGTAATGTTTTATTAGCAAAAAACGAAGATGCGATCAAACAATCTATTAAAACTTTACTTTTTTTAAATTTATACGAAAAACCATATAATACAGGTATTAATGTTGGAATAAAATATTTTTTGTTTGAATTGATGACTGTCGTAGATCAACAAAATCTTCAAGATAATATAAAAAATATATTAGAAACTTATGAAACAAGAATTTTCACAAATGATGTAGTAGTGTCGTATAACCAAGACAATAATTCTATAGAAATAAGAATAGATTATATAATCATCGGGGAAACCGCACAGCCAGACACCGTAACTTTCATATTTGGTAGAAGCAGATGAAAAATAAAAATTTAAAAATATCAGAAACAGATTTGTTAGGAATTAAACAAAATCTAATATCATTTTTGCAGACCCAAGATGAATTTACTGGATATAATTTTGAAGGATCTGCTATTAATGTATTATTAGATATATTATCTTATAATACTTATTATAATGCTTTTTACAATAATATAACAATTAATGAAATGTTTATGGACAGTGCAATTAAAAGATCTTCTATTGTATCTTTGGCAAAGCATTTTGGCTATACCCCAAAAACAATAACAGCAGCTTCTTGTACCATACAAATAAGATGCTTAACAACACAATCAACTCCTAATATTTTT